ACTGGGTCTGGTGTTGGTTCAGCAGGTGGCGTTTCGTCCACTAACGCTGCTACCTGATCAGCGGCAATAAACACCCGCCCGCGAATACTGATCGCGTTGCCACTTCCCAGTAATCGATCAATGATTGGTTGCTCAACTTCGGTCATGGAAATACTCCACAGTGCAGGTGATATGGCGCTGACTCTTGGCGCGGCGTGACTTGATTTGGTCAATCCGGTAGCCGCCAGTAGTGGCAACGCCATCAATCACGAGATTTACAATTCGGTCGCCGTGTTGAATATCCGTGCCTGCTCGCACCATCAGTGCGTAGGTCGTGATCACAGCACCTTCAGCATCATCGGTTCGTTGCACACGCTCCTCGCGTATCACGAGGCGGCAGGGCACATCCGTGAGATGTGTTTTCCACGTCAGGATGTCGGTGTTGTAATCATCCTGTGTGGTTTCTGCCCGCTGCACCTCGCAGCGATGATTGAAATGTGCATCGATTGCCATTGTTAGACCCGCACAGGGTACAGCGTCGCCGCTGCACTGAAGGTCACTTGGATTGTGCCATCGGCTTGGTTATAGATGGTGGTTGGAAACGGGCCAATGACGTGCTGCTTGGTCGCGCCAACGCTTGCGGTTAAGTCAGTGACGGCTAAACCATCGACTGAACCAGGTGTTTGCACGGTCACGGTACAACCTGGGGTTGAGGTGACCAATAGGACTACACGGCCATTATTCGGAATAAAGTACGTGTCACTAGAAGTGACACCCGTGCCGCCATCGGTTGCATTCAAGCCGTTTGAACTCCGGCGGGCATCGTTCGGGTTAACGGTTACGTTTGCCATTGATTAGGCCTCCGTGAAAACTAAAGTTCGATAGATGCGGGTGCGCTCGTGCTCCCAATCGGGAGCTTCGTAGCTATATTCCTCTGCCACTGATTCCCTTTTCATGGCCGTGCGCTCAATCGCGCCTCGGACAAGTTCAATCGTGGCTGCTTTGCGGTTTGGGCGATCATCGGCAGGCACATAGACCACACGCACCCGCGCACCCCAGCGGACGTACAGTCGTTCAATGCGCCCTCCATCCTCCCAGACATCGTAGAGACTACTGGCAACGGTGGTATAGGCTCCGGTGTCGCGCTCCTCAACACTGGTCACGCTTGCGATGCGATGCGGCAAATACACATTGGTCGCGCCACCGCGCACCACCTTGGTCAGACTGGCAACACCATCATTCGGTGCGCCAATGCGGCTCGCCATAATCGCCTCTTCGCGTTCGATAATCGTTTGGAGCGATGTATCGTCGATTCCGGTCGTGACGATCGCGCGAAATTCAGCCAGTGTTAAGAGGCTTGCCATTGCTTACTCCGTTGCTTTCTTCTTGCCTTTTGGTGCCTGATCGTCAGGCGCTGGCGGTTGGTCAGCCGATGGATCGGGCGGGGTTTGACCTGCCGGATCATCGGGCTTTTGTTCAAGCTTGCTTTGCAGCTCAAGCATGGCCTGCTCGGCGGCTTCGAGCGCAGACACATTGATGAATGAATCCGGCGAATCGCTTAACAGGTGTTGACCAACCTTCTCATCAACCTCAAAGACATCGCCTGCGTGATAGGCTACTTTCAGGGGCTTGTTGCTATAAGCGCTGATGCATTGCAGTTTCAAAACGAAACCTCCTTGTTATGCGCGGTGCGCCTAGGCTGGTAACAGCTTGCCAATCAACACCGCATCAAGGTCAGCGGTAGTGGGCAGGTAGCCTGCCGAGGTGGTCACTGAAACCCCAACCAACACGCCAGCGGCAATTGGGCTTGCATCGACCCGCTTAACTCCAACCGCTTGCTGAACAAGGTCGCTTAACACGGCGGTTGGGCCGTTGGCAATCACCGTTCCCGCTGCCGAAACCGCGAACGTGGCGGTTCCGCCTGTCAGGTCGGCATTGCTGGAGCCGCTTAAGCAAATAGGATGAAACTCATAGCCCGTAGGAACCTTGAAGCCCGTACTGCCCTGCGGGAAGGTCAACGCGGTGGTTGCGCCTGCTCCTGGGTTGGCAAGGCTAAATATCAAGGTCACGTCGGTACCATCATTGCGATCTAATTCATTGGCCATAACTACCTCAAAAAAGCTAGGCATAGCCCCACTCACGCAGGGCTATGGATTGAAACTTAGACCAACACGTTCCGGCAGCCAGCCGTGTGTTTATTGGTTGAGCGTGTGCCGTGGGCACCGACGGCTTGGCGGAAGCTGCTGATCATGAAATAGGTTCGGGTGCGAATATCGCGATCAACTTCAATCAACAGGTCGCGCATAAAGCCAACTGCCCACATTGAGCGATTGATCATGCTGAAGCCGCCAAGCGTGTTATTTGCAGCGGTTGCGGATTGCTTGCCATCAGCCTCGGCCTTGTTATAGGACTCGCTCAACACGATGGGCACACCACGGTAGGATGCCAGTTGGCCGCTCAGGGCAACGGCGCTGGGGCCGAATTTATCGACCGTGGTTACGGTATCGAGTTTCAGGAATCCGCCCAAATAGGTGCTCACATCGGTGATGATGGCTAACTTGGTTGGGTCGGTGGCGTATTTATCCATCAACGCCATGGTTGATGTGATATCGCCATCGACTAAGGCATCGCCGCCAGCGTTGAAGGTCTGGGCCGTGTTATCGACCAGGTGTTGGTGGCGAATGCCATCCTGTCCCTCGCTGATGTAATAGTTATCATTGGCAGGCGTGGCATCATCGCTATTGATATTGCCGCTGCTTGCGACCGTGCTGTCGGCATTAATCGCAAATGCGTCCATAGCCTCGCCGCCCGACAGTGCCAAGTTGGTGCGCATCGCAGGCATAAGCGCAATCACGGCCTCTTCATCCAACGTGTATGACCACTCCTGATCAGCAACCATCTCGGTTGCGGTCAGTGTGACCTTTTGTGTGGTTGAATCTTCGGTCGTGGTGCGAGTGCGCTCTTTGCCTTTGCGCCACGTTGGACGGCCAAGGCCTAGCGGTAATTCGAAGGGATTGCTAGTCATGTTGACAGGCTGCATCAACCCAATGACACGGCTCGCCAGGTACATGTCATCCCACAACTGGGTTGCCATGTCGGTTGGCACGATTTCAGCGCCCGTGCCTGTACCCTCGGCGGTCATGGCGCGGACGGCTAAACCAAGGTCTCCCGATGGGGCATTGACGAGTTTTGGCATCAGCTCGTGAGCACTTTTGATCAGGTTATGTGCCATCCATAAATCGATGGGCTTAACCTTGGCTGCGCCATTACGGCTACTGCCGTCACGCTCAAAGTTTTTGAGCATGCCATAATAGCGATTGCCCTTCGCGATCACTTCGCCATTCGGACCAACGAGTGCGCCAGCGACACGACGATCAGGGGTTTCTTCCAGCTTTTGCTGGGCTTGCAGGTCGGTGAACGCTTTGAACTGGGCTGCAAACTCGGCTTGGAGCTTGTTGGTATCGATCAATCCGCCCTCGCGAATTGCGTTTGCAATTTGGGCCATTTCGCCTACTAATGCGTCGAATTCGGCTTGTGATGTTGCCATGGATCTACCTCAATAAAAAGTTTGATTACCTAGCGTTTGATAGCGGTCTTGAGCGAGGCGATCACCTCGCGGAATTTGGTTTTGTCGATGTCGATCACCTCCTCGGGTGCTTGGTGCGTTTTTGTTACCTCGGCCTCAGCTTCAGCCTTGGTCATATCTTCATCGCCGCCACAGGACGCGCCCAAGGCGCACGCGGTATCGTGCATTTGTTGCACTAAATCCATATCCTTGGTGCTGTGCCGTGCTCCGGCTTTGGCAACGACTGGAGCCATAGCGCGTTCAATGGTTGTCATGACGGCGCTCATGTCTGTCCATTCCAGATCAACCTCAACCCATTGGTCTTTTGGCGGAATCTTTACCAGACCGCCTTCAATGGTGAAATCAACGCGGTAGAAAGCCACACCGATACAGGCAATGGCGTGATCGGCATAGATCGCCACCACGCGGCGGGTTTCGCCTTCGTAGTTATAGTCGCCATCGCTATCACGGCTCCACAGCACCCGATACACGGCATGGGAAACAGCTTCAACGAGGCGATCAAGGCTGATGCTTTTCTGGATCAGGCCACCACTATCAACATCAGGGATGGATGGATGGATGGGTGCTTTGATCAGCATGGAATCGAGTCCTCCATAGAATCGGCGTACAACCTCGGCGGGTTTTTGCACGCCTAATTGGCGCAAGGCATCGGGATTCATGGGAATTGGTACCAGTGACCACTCCACAAACTCCCACGATGTAAAGATGAATCCGCCGTGTTGGTTGGCCTTATAGGTCAGTGGCCGCATGCCGATGCTGGCACAGCGCACCCAGCCACCCTGCCATTGCAGCAGGATGATCGTCTGCGGATCGAAGTCATTGGCCGCTGGGCGTAACTCGAAATCAATGTCGATGTAGTCTTTCGCGTGTTCGACGAGCAGTGAGCGGCCTACCGTTGACCACGGGTCGGCATAGTTATGCATCCACTGAACAACCGGATTGAGCAGATAGTTGTCGAGGATCGCACCGCTTGGCAAAATGTTGTCGCTTTCGCGGTCGAGCTTTCCGGTATTCACCCGAATCCTGCCGCCTGGCGTTGCATCGCCCTCCGCTTTATGAATCACCTCGAAATTGAAAACTTTTTTGATAACTGGCGCATCAGGGCCAGCTTTGATGATGCGGGTCATGGCCTATCCTTTCGGTTCTACTGGTGCAAAGGCGCGTGTGCAATTCGGATGCTGCAACAGCTTTTGCTGCGCTTCCTTGAGTGTCCATTTTTGGCCGTTTGCGATTTTGCAGGCCGAATCCGGATCGTCTTGGCCGTTATCAAAAACTTCCACCTCCTTAATGCCAGCGTCCTTATAGCGGGCCAATGTACAGATGTTTTGGGCCGTGCCCAGCTCGGTGCGGGCAATCGTGCGAGCGCGGTTTTTGTAGGTTTCCTGAATCAATGCCTTGATACCTGGCTGATTCTCGTCACCCTTGATCAACTGACTGACCGTCCAACCCTGCTCGGTCGCGTATTTCAGTAATTCTTGCAGTGCCGTCTTGGTCGTCTCGTCAATCATGCGCACCTGCTCGCCTGCTTGGTCGAGCGCTGCGACGACTGCCGCGTTATCGGCATCAAATTCGACCGTGACCCCTAAAGCCTTATTCCATGTCTCCCAGCTCGCCTGGCAGATTTGCACATAGAAGCTACCCACGATGTCGCCAAGCTTGGTTACATCGTCGTCTGTGATCAGCACGTCAAGGTCTGGCACGGCCTTGGTGCTGATCGCCTTGTGCCATACACGGGCGAATTTGTTCGCTCGCGCACGGGCAACCACGTTGTTGGCCAACTCCTCGAAATAGCCATCAATGGCCGTTTCCATATCCGCTGCAACCTGCTTGCGGATTTTTTGGAGTGCGCGGCCTGTGCGGGCCGCACTGGGCTTCTTGGCTTTCACGAGCGTTTCAACCGCCTTGGTTTGCGGCGCTGGTAGCGGAGCGCTCATTTCATCAGCCGGAATGAGGTTCGAGGGTAGATAGCCCACATCGCCACCGGGGATTGCCCCAACGCCAAGACTGAGCGATTGATCGATGGTGTTGAATGGCACGCCCATGTCGAAGAACTTGGTTGCTCGTTCCAGTAGTGCATCATCGTCTTGCTGGAGTGCGCTTACATCGCTCACATCGGTTTCGATGCGCTCGCCCTTGTTCAGCAGCGGCATGGTGTAGGTGAAATGCTTGGTATAGACTGAATCACGCCGCCCGATGTAGGGCTTCAGTGTGACCCGCCACAGCAAGCGCTCGGCCATTTTCAGGTTGTCATAGGTATCCTTGCCATAGCCCATAATCTCGTCTGGAATGCCAAACAGTCCGCCAATTTCATCGCGTGCAAAGCGCCGTTGTTCAACCCATTCCATATCCTTCGGTGCCCATGAATAGGGCACAACAGTGGTTTCATCGTCGAGCATCAGCGGGCGGCCCGTGCCGTGCCTATCCATGATTTGCTGCTCAAGGCGCTCTTTTTCGCCATCAGTCAAGAACTTCTTGGTTGTCACGGCATACTCGGGCTTGGCTCCGGTGGTCACAATGCTTTCATTCCAGCGTTGGCCCGCAATATCGAGCTTCACACCTGTGCGCAGCGCGCCGATCACCGTAATGCCACGCCACACGTTGCGCGGGTTGTAAAAACGGTCAAACACCATATGACTGGCGGGGACGCGGATTGGGTCAGCGTCTTGGCCATAAAACACGAATTCGGCGATGCGTGGGTAGTTAAGCCGCGAATAATCCGGCATAATCCACAGTCGATCCGGTCGTCGATTCCACATTTCGACAACATTGGTTTTGGCCTTATTCGTAACTAATTCGACCGGATTTTCACCGCCAAGAATCAGGTGAATAAAATACTGTTGCCAGTGTTGGCTCGGCGTGGTTGTATCGTTGATATAGCCGAACAGGTCATTGAGTGGGTGTGACTTCAGTGGTGTCCCATTGCTATCAACCACACGCACAGGCAGCGGAGCGAGCGACTCAACAATCACGTTGACGGCCTTGCGCACCCACACATAGCTGTTGTAGATGCCTGCAAACTCCATGTAATTGTCGATTTCATAGAGTGAATCGCCCGTTCGGGCACTGCTAAACACATGCTCAATGCCCGCAAGGTGCGGCAGGTATTTACTCGCTTTTCGGATTGCAGCAACCCGCTGCCTTATTGCCTCAACAAATTTCATAATCGGCCACTCCGATAGCCCTCAATCCCCGCCGCGATCACCCACACGAACCCTGACACCACCACCCCAACCAACCAGCCAACCATGAAGGGAATGACCAATAGCACGATGGGCAGCGATTCGCGCAGCCATTGGCCAAGCAGCTGCACCCACACCACCACGGTCGCAATGGATGTAATCAATAGAAGTTTGATTGTGGCGGTGATTCGCTTCATGCATGCCTCCACTTGGGAAATTCCCAAGTGCTACTAGTCGGCCAGGTATCGTTCAATCAGCTTCATAATGAGCCGTGCTGTCGCGTACATCTGCATCGATTGACTTTCGTCTGGCATCGCAATCCTCAATACATCGGTAATGTTGCTGTCGAGCATCAGCCAGGCTTTCGATTCAGCTGCTACGTTCTTAGGCTCGCACTCACATGCCTCAACTACCGGAGCGAATAAGGCTTCAAGTTCAGCAATGATTTTTTGTTTTTGAGTTTCAGCATTCCCAACTGGGCCGCCCGTCATCCGCCAGCGCTCAAAGAGATCAAAAACCAAGGCATCGCGGGTTGGTACTCGGTGGCGTGTATTACCACGCTGACGGTCGTACACGGCTTGCATCGTTTCAAAAAAATCAAAAAAGTTTTGACTAAGCGTTGCAACCGCCTCGCCCACTTCCTCGGCAAATGGATAGATCGGGTTAACCGTTGTTACCCCATCCTCTACCGCCTGCACAGCAGGCCGATCCTGTCCCAGCGCCGGAGCGATAAGCTCAAAGAAGCGCTCAGTTGCGCCGTGTAAGGACTGAACCAAATCGCGTACTGAGTAATCCGATTGTTGTTGATCCACGAGAGATCTCCTTTATGAAAAACCTGCATCTGAAGCCTGGCGAATACATCGTTCATAACTACAACCGTGACGTGAAGTGTTCGAACGTTTTCGTTATATCCGCCTCCGTGATTGCCGCTGGCTCTGTCGCCTCGGGCTGAAGGTCGAATATATCGCCAAACAGAAATGGATCGCCCTTGCGCTTGCGTTTTGCCAATGCCTCCATAAGCACCCAGTTGAACGGCCCAACTTCTTCAATCCCCAGCAACTCTTGCTGGAGTGCTCGGCGCTCCCGTTTTCTGCGACTTTTGCGTCCCATTACACAATCCCCCGCCGAATACGCCCGATGATGTAGCGCTCGGCATCCATGAAGTGAAATGTCGATTTGTCCTCAATCTCCTCGGTTGGATTCCCTTCCTTGTCCAGCGCTCGGCTGTAGCTGCCCTTTTCGGCTAAGTAGCCCTCACAATCGTCAAAAACAAAAATCTCATTGCGAGCGTGAGCGCCAAACACACGGTTGATTCCAATTTCAACTTCCTTCACATCGGGTTCGTTGACTGGGAGGCCAGCCATCCGAAACTCGCGCCGCCATTGCCCCTCGCTCTTCGAGCCGCCCACACAAATAGGGGTCATTGGCTCGCCTTTCAGTAAGTCCCGCGAATGCTCCGCTGCGGTCTTTTCGCCTGCCTTGTATTCGCGATACAAGTACAGTTGCTTACTGATCGGATGCTCGGCGAAGAACAGTCCGGCGGTATTCACACCGCCAAAGTCAAGGCCGAGATAGCGCTGCCAGTCGTCTGGAATCACGAAGCGCGGAACCTTGTGGACATCGCGCTTGAATGACCCGTAAATCAACCCAGCAGGCCGCTCAAACATTCCTTTGTAAAACATGCGGAACTTCCATAGTGGAAGCTCAGCCCGTGCCCGCTCATACTCCTCGCGCGGAAACACCGGATTCATAATTGAGGCGAAGTTGACTACCTCAATTGTTTTATCGCCCTTAAGCCACTTGTCGTGTAACACCTTCAACCAACCAAGGTCATAGGGTGTGGTTGTAATCAGGGCGCGACCTTGATTGAGTGAGAGCCGCCGCTGGAGCGCTTCCCAACTGGCTAATTTGAACTTCTTTTGACCTGCTTCGTCACACCACACGGCTTTAGCGGTTGCTGATTCCAACGATTCGGGATCAGCGGCGTAGCCAAAAAACACCGTGGTTGTATCTGCGTTCAGGCCAAAGATGCGCCGCGCTCCGGCCTTACTGAATTCAAACCGCCTGACTGGCGATCCGTAGTAGCGGCCAAGCTTCAGGGTTTGTTCAAACAAGCGCCGGAATTCCGGCAGCGCTTTCACCTCCAACAATGGATAGGTGGGCGTAACCACCATATAGTCGCCAGGGCCGCGATCCTTGATCTCGCGATACATCCATTGCGGCCCGAACGATGTTTTGCCTGATTGCGTCCCTGCGATTACGGCGATGAATCGGCGGTTTGATTCCCAAGCCTGCGTCTGCCCGTAGTGCAGATCAAGCTCAAGCCGTCCGTTAGTCGTCGTCCAGAGCTGGGGGAGGCTCATGGCTCTTCTTTACAACAATTTCAGAAATTTCAATTGGGCCGCCACCCTCACCCGTGACTTCTGCGCGATCCACCCACATCGCGTGATACTTGCCCAGCGTGACAAGCGCATCTTGGGCGTTATACAGCTCAATCGATTCACCCTTTGGCCCGGTCGAATACTTCTTAATCAGGTGCATCTTGCCGAGGTTTTGGGCTTTGACGAGACTGAGGTAGACAGCCGGACGCATGGCTTTTTCCTCAGTTTCCTCAAGGATTGTTTCAATGCTGCCATCCTCACCACGGGTCGAACCAATAAGAATCCGGCGTTTTTCAATCGTTCGCTCTTCCATGCCAATAAAGAAAAAATCTTGCATGCTGACACGGGCCTGCTGTGCGAGCCGTCCTAAGATTTCCGCTCGTGGCATGATGCTATCGAGGCGGCGGTTGATCTCGGCCTGAATCTCAGGTTTTCTCAGGTTTTCGGAACCAACCGATGCCGCCGAACGCGCGGAATATTTCGCACGAATGGCCGCCTGTGTGGCGTTGAAATCTACAAGATATTCATCAACAAAAAGCCGTTGTTTGGCTGTCAATGCTTTTTCTGTTTCTTTCTTGGCCATTGGTCACCGCCTAGGGATGGATGGATGCATGGATGGGTTTCACTTGGGAATTTCCCAAGTGGACTATTTTCTGCGCTTGTTCCGACGATTGCGGGCTGTGGGTGGCTTACCCCAACGCCACGCGGGTGGACGATCAACTAAATGGCTTGTGATTGCCATCAGATTGTTGACATCGACGTGCATATTGGCCAGTACAAAGGCCACTAAGACAACCAACAGCA